CAGGTCGTGCTCTTTTAGGATGATGCTTATACAGACCTCTATAGCTTGCTTGGCTTCAGGTGTGATGGTGTCAGTCATGCGTCCCTCTCCAGTTTTCTCCATAAGTTGCCTATTGCGCGATTTATTGCAGTCTGTGGTACTTTTCGAGGCAGACGCATTCGCATAGCCCGTGCTCTTGCAAGTACCCGACGACACGCTAGTTTTGACCATGATTTAGACATGCGTTCCTCAGTCATGCGTGCCTCTCCAATTCGGGTTACGCGGCCTGTCCATGTAGTCCGGGTCGGGCTGTGCGGGCCTCAGTAATTCCTCGGGCAGTGCAGCGAGATTCAGCGGCTTTGGCGCGATTGGCGGCTGCTTTAATGCAGCAAAACTGTCAGCATTAGCGACAATCAGCAATGTCTTTTGCATATCCCGGTGCCGCCTCAGTGGGCTTTCGTAGCTCATTTGAATTCCGCAATGCGCTCGCTGAGAATCAAACCGTACTGCTGCATTACTTGCCACTGCCTATTGAGCCTGGACTGTTCCGCTTCGTCCAGGGATGCAAAGATTTTTGACCCAAAGAACAGACCAAGTTTTTGTGTCTTGTCAGACAGTTCGTTGTACTCATCGACAACGCGCTGTTGGTGGGGTTGTAGTTCCTTAGTCATTATTGAGCCTCCATGCACTTCTTAAATCGCTCTTGCTGCCTTGTCCAAACGCCATAGCAGCGTTTGTTTCCTGGCGTGCTGCAGTCGTACCCAGCAGCAAATTTATAGGCCAGGTAAGCCCGGCAAGAGCCTGCGTAGTCGCCCTTGTTGGCCTTGGCCACGATGCTGGACTTGCACAATGTCCCAACGCCATATTGATACGAAAAATCATGCATAACATCGAATTCAGCCTGGTACAGTGGCGCTTTCACGCATTGCTTGATTTGCGCATCTTGCTTATCGAGATATGCCAGGCTGCGCTGCAACCCCTGCACTGGATTTGAGGTATCTCCCAAACGAACGGGTGAACCATCGGGGCGTTGCGTCATACCAAAATCAATTGTTGGCCTGTCGCCTTTAGTTGGGATAACAGCGTGATCTGTGTAGCCTTCGCTTACCAACAGCTTGACAAATGCGCCTGCACTCAAAACCAGTGCTGTGACTGCGATACGTTGTTTGTTATTCATGAGAATTCCACACCCAAAGCCAAATAGCAATAGCCATCAAACAAACGCAGAAAAGAATTAGTGCTTCTATCCCGCTCATTTTTCACTCAATCCCATTTTGTTTGAGCACACGAACCACGGCTGTACCAACACTTGTAAATGCCGCAAGCCCGGCCATAGTACCCGGAGGGATAGCGGTATTGAGCGCTGGCAGCAACACTTCAAGCGTTGCAAAAAGCGTAGTAAGCAAAGCCATCTTGACGCTCCATGCTTTACGCAGGATTTGGCCTGCGTTGTCGATCAAGGTCATAGTTTCCATCCTTTCACTGATGCCCAAAATACTGCAACGGCTGAGGCAAGACCCAGCGTCCACTTGAGCACGTCACCAATTTTTTTGCTGAATTTGAAGAATGCCTCACCCTCGCGCATCAGCGAAAGAATCTCGCTGGTTTCACGGCTGTTGGTGTCGATCTTTGCGCTGTTAATAGCAAGTAGTTCCTCAACACGACCAAGGCGGACAAAGTTAGCGTCGATCTGATGCTCGATGTACTCTACTTTTTCTTGGCTTTTTTTAACACTGTCATCCAGTGCTTTGACTTCAGCACGGGATTTGCATATGGGGCAACAGTTTGTCGGTGGCACGTCTTAGACCTTCAGGGGTGTCAACGTAGCGGCGCAGGGGGGTATCGGTCATTGGGTGTCTTTCAGTTTTCAGTTACGCCGGGCAGTTGACCGCTGGTAGGTGTGAGGTTACAGCTCGTCGCCGCGCATCTTCTTGATCTGAGCGTCGCTCAGGGCTGCGAATTCTTTCTGACTCATGTTCATGACGGCGCGAGCGTCGAGCTCTCCGCCGCCAAGCCGGTCACTGTTGACGCCAGCACGCCCTAGAGAGGCTGGGGTTTTCGACGTAGCCTTCAGCGTCTTCGCGATGGCGTCCTGCTTGCGCTCGGCAGCCACGTCTTTGTCGCTCACGCGTGGGGTAGCGGTGACGGCGTTCTCTTGACGTGCAGTGCGGGGCTCGACGATCATCTTGACCGCCTTCTGGAGCGCAGCGGTGGGGGTCATGCCCCGGCTCTTGTATGCTTCGAGCAGGTCGAGCACCTCGGCTGCAGACGTCTCGTTGTACTCGTCGCTGTCGGGGTTGAGTTCGGGGAATGCTGCCTCGACGCGCTCGATGGCGGTGTTGTAGCGTGCGCGCTCAGTGGCCCGGACTTCGGCAGCATGAATCTTCATGTCGCTCTTCGCTTCAGCCATCTCGCGCTCGGTCTTCCTGATCTGCGCCATCAGCGCGGTGGCCTTGTCGATCTCGCCATCGGTCAGGAGGGAGGCGTACTCCTTCTCCAGCTTCATGATGTTGTTCTCGGCAGCGGTGAGCTCGGCGTTCATGTCAGCCAGCTCGTTGCCCTTCTGGTACTGGGCGAGCTGGCGTTCGAGGCTGGCACGCTGCTCACGCTCTTTCTCCAGAATTTCTTTGTGCCGGGCCAGCGGGATGCGGCTGTCCTTCTTTGGAGAATCTTCTTTAGATGTTAGATCGTCTTCGAGCGCTTTGACGGCAGGGTCGTCTTTGATGTTCGTCGACACTAAGGAGTCCATGCCTGTTTGCGCTGCCTGGGCAAGGGCGTCGTCTTCGAGCAGGTCACCCCGTTCTTCTGGGGTAGGGCCAGAGCCTGCAGTGTCGGGCTCGGGGGCGTAGAGGCGGAAGTGTTTGAGGTTCATGTAGTGCTTTCTAAATTAGAGCTTCGATGTTGGGAGCCGCGAACGATTCGCGACCTGTGATTTGTCGTTGCTCGGGGGTTTTGCTGCGGCCTGTGCGGCCTGTTGCGCTGCCTGGACGCGGGCGTCCATGCGCTTCTGCGCCATGTCCTGCTGTTTGATCTGAAGCTCAGCATCGAGCTTCTCACGTTCGAGCTGGTGCTCGCGCTCGGCCAGGGACATCTTCTGCTGGGCCAGGCGCTCATCGAGCCCCATCTTGTGCTCAGCGGTCTGGGCCTTCACCTGAACCTCTGCCATCTTCGCCTGGGCGCTACCGTCGCCGGTCTCGGGGTTCAGGGTCTCTTGGGTCTTCGCCTGCTTGAGCCCGGCGTCTGCGTGCTTCGAGGCTGCCTCGCCTTCGAGCTTGCTGACCTCTGCGTTCTGGGCGCGCTGCTGGAGCTCCTTCTGGGCCTGGGCCTCGGGGCTGGTCTGGTCACCCTGCATCTGCTTGATGATGTCCTTTTTGTTCATGAGTCTGGAGGCGTCGATAACCACGGAGTCTGGTATCTGGATGCCCGCCTCCTTCATGGCCATGATCTGTTCAAACTGGCTGTCCTCAAGGGTCTCGCGCTGCGGCACAGATGTGACCACCACGTCGTACTCGCCCAGGGTCAGATCGTTGATGATCTCCTGGTACGGGGATTCTGGTGGCTCCTCGCCGGTCTCCTGCTCAGGGTTCGGCTGGTTGACTGCGAACGTCTCAGCCTCACCGGTGGCGTGGTCGTGGGTGATCGTCATCAGCCTCTCTTCAGTGTAGAACTCCTGGACGAGGTCGAGCACGTTGCGGGCGATGATGTAGTCGGTACGGGTCAGGTTGTCGAGCGGCTTAACGAGATTCGTGCTGCCTGCCTGGCGCTTGGCTTGTATAGCCTTAGCAGCCACATCGGCGCGGTCCATTCCTTGCATCGAATCCGATACGCCGGAGATAGTCTTGATACTTTCTTCAGCTTTGTAGCTGATGCGGTCCAGGCCCTGTGGGACTTGATTTGGGCTGATCTTCGTAATGGCGTCGGCGACATTGTCATTTACCTCGATGACGAGCCCGGTCTGGGCGCCCTTCTCTTCGAGCTCCTCCGGAGTCATGTTGCTCAGGGAACCGTTCTTGACGATGTAGCCTGAGTTCGCCGTGGTGTTGACCACGTGCAGCTCCTGGCTGGTGACCTTGTTGAGCAGCTCCTGGGGGCCGAGCAGGTTCTCGACCAGCCCCATGGTGTGACCGTACCTGAAGTACGGAAAGTACGGCACGATCGTGAAGTGCTTGTAAGGAGACCAGTCGTTGTGGAGCACGACGTTGTCGGCGACCACCACCCACTTGATCCTGCGCACCAGCTTGCTGATGACCTGGAACCCGTAGTTCTCAGTGAAGTATGCGATCTTGTCCCGGTCGAAATCTTCGGGCACGGCGCGCTGGTCGCCGGTACGTGGATCAAGGAAAAACTTCTGCTTGTCGAGCTCCCGGAACTGACGGTCCAGCACCCGGATGTTCCTGATCACATTCGTCTGGTCAAACCCAGTGTTGTACTGAGCGGTGCGGGATTCCCCGAACCGGTCGCGGTTCATCTGGACGCTGTCGTAACCGTAGGGGAAGCTGCCGTTGTCACGGTTCCTCAGCAGCTCCGCGTCGGCCTTGCCGTACAGCACAGCAATATCATCTGCGGTGACCCACTTCGTCACGAACACCTCTGACCACTTGTCTGGGTCGTACTCGTCGGCGTCGGGGTCGATCAGCACGTTCTTCCTGTTGACGTTCTCGATGCGCACCTCGCCCTGCGAGCTGTCGCTCATGTCGAGGCGGATGTCAAGATAGCCACGCGAACTGATGATGCCGTCAGCAAACATATCGCTGCGCTTCCAGGGGAGCTGATTGTTGTCGCTGATCTGGCGGAACACCTTGTTGAGGATGTCAGCAGTCTCGGCAGGTGCGCCGGACTTCGGCCTGAAGCTGATCTCTGCCCGGTTGTTGATCTGCTCGCCCATCACGTTGGACAGAGTGCTGAGTATCTTGTTGATCGTCAACACCGGTCGGCGGGTGGCTTCGAGCACAGCGCGATCTGCTGGGTCCCACTGGTCGCCGCTGAAGAAGCGCTCGCACTTGTCAGCCTTGAGGACGTACTTGCTGTGACCGTCATCACGGACCCTCGCGTAACGGGACCATGTTTTGAAGCTGAGCTCTGAATCTATGGGCATGGTGCGGCCTACTTAAGGTTTCGGAGCTTGTACAGGGTCTGAGCCGTCAGCTCTTCGAGCCCAGCCAGGATGTTCTTCAGGGCTTCAGAGCCGTGGTCTTCCTCGACCTCAGCACTGATGGCGTCCAGGTACTCCTCCAGGAGGGCAACCGGGGTGCCAGAGGGCAGCTTGACAGTGGGGAACGACGTGATCTGGCTCTCAAGGCCCATGTAGACCTCGGCGTACTTGTCGATGAGGCCCTCAAGGCCGCTGTAGAAGTCGCCAAGAGCCATGTGCTGCGCGTAGGACTTCGTGCTGAGGTGTGCCAGGTGGGTCGCCGTGCGCAGGGCGAGGGAGCTGGCGATGAAGTGGGGGCAGCTCATGAAGTTATGCCGCCATGAACGAGCCGTTTGGGCTGCTGGTGAGTCGTTTCAGCCATGAATCGGGTTCCTTGTGTTTGATTTTTCTCGGCGGTTGGCGCCCGACGGCCATATTTACCGCGTGCGCCAGGCTATCGACCATATCGTCATGCGCTCCGGCGGGAAAGCGCAGCATTTCCGTCCTGCAGCCGTCGTACCAGTCGCACTTATCCGTAAAACTGACCATCCCCTGCTGCATCCGGCCCTGGAGGGGTCTGGCACGGGCTAATTTGTCAGTAATCGCCTTAAGCGCTTGGACCGAGAGGTACTGCTTGCGTTCTTTCATGCGTTTCTTCAGGAGTTGTTCGACTGCGCGGTATATCTGGCCATCTTCAAACCCGACCACCACCCCTCCATTATCCCACTTCTTACTTAGATTTAAGATGGCGTCGCAAATGAACATCGCGTCTCCTGACTTAAACCTCACCTGATCGGCCACGTGCAGCACATCGTCCTCATCCTGCATCAAAACCGTGCCCACGGTGTAGTCGTTCTGCTTCTTTTCACTGATGGCGAAGTCCCAGGCGATGAAAATGTTCGATCGGGCCGGGTGCGGGGGCGGGGCACGCCTGAAGTGCTCCTTGAGGAAGTAGGCACCGTCGTCGGGCACCGGGTTCTGCTGGTAGAGAGCTGACCAGAACCGTGGGCTGATCGTGCGCTTGATCTGGGTGAGCTTGGCCAAATCAAAACGCGCTGGGTGAAGGGCCTCGCCTTTGAGGCGCTTTAGGACTCCGTTGACAGGCGGGGAGTCAACTATCAGGTCAGTGTCGAAGTCCAGATACTCGTCGAACTCCGCAATGGCCGGGTACTTAACGACCACAAACTGATCAGCCAGAGGGTCAGAAGCCATGGCCACCTGGAGCCGACCCGCGAGGTCGTCGTCGTGCCAAAAAGTCTGCACCACCAGTACACCACCCCCAGGTGCGAGCCGGGTATAGGCCGTCGAGTCGTACCACTCCTTGATCTTCTCGCGCAGATCAGCGCTGTCCGCTTCTTCGGCATTCTTAATTGGATCGTCGATTGTCAGCACATGTGCGCCCTTGCCATTTATCCCACCCCCAACGCCGGCAGCCACGTACCCACCTTTACGGCCCTGGATACCCCATTCCTCAGCGCCCTGGAAGTCTGGGTTCAGCCGGGTTTCAAACACCGGCGTATAGGCCGGGTCGTTGATCACCTCCTTGACCTTCCGACTGAAAGACATGGCCAGGCCCACGTTATATGAGCAGGCGATCACCTCATGATCCGGGAAGCGGCCCAGGTGCCAGGCCGGAAACATCCGGCTGCCGAGCTCTGACTTTCCGCTTCGGGGAGGCATCAGCAGCATCAGCCTCGGGCTCTTCTTGTCGGCCACGTCCTGACTGAACTTCTCCAGTCGCCGACAGATGTCCTGGTGGACCCACCCTGCTTCATAGAGCGGGTTGATCCTCTGCACGAAGGGCAGGAGGCGACGGCGGGCGAGCAGCCGGCTGGCCAGCTCGACTTCAGCCGGCGTCGGTGCCTTGGTCGGCTTCGTTGGTGATGTCTTCGACATACTCAAGTGCTCTGGTGGTGCCTGTTGTGATGATCTTCAGCAGCTCGGCGTCGGTCATGCTGTTCATCTTGTCAATGACCACGTTGCCGGTCACATCGACCCTCACACGGGACTCGACGGGTGCGTAGTAACCGCAGAGTTTGCCCACTTCACGCCACCCAGCAACCATCGTCGCGGGTTCGCTCATCAGCTTGGCCATCTCGATAGCTTCAAGCATCCCGTCCATCACCCGCTTGCGCGTCATCTGGTTCTCTTCAATCCATTCCGCTTCGTACTGAGCTTTGAGCTTGAGGATGTTGGGCATCATAGTCATGCGGTAGGCAATCGATGCTCCATCGTTGTACCCCGCTCTGAGCGAAGCGGTCTGGATCGACTCACCTTGTGCCCAGAACTTCACAAACTGTTTCTGCTTCTCGGTGAGAGGCTTATCCGGGCTGATCGAGGCAGCTCCCGCGTTGGTGCTGGTGTCGATGTACTTGCGGGCTTCGGCTATAGCAGGTACGGCTTGTGCGCCGCGCTTTTTATTCTCTCGGGTAGGCGGGGTGGGGGCGAGGTCGCGCTTCTTTAGCGCCATTGGCGACGGATTTTTCATTCGGGCGGTCATGGTCGTGATTCTAACTTAGAGGTTAGACGATAGTTTTGGGGTAAAAATTTAGAAAATTTTCTAAGGGCGTTGGGTTAATCACGTAGGGCTGGGGTTAAGAGCTGAGGGCTAAAAATTTAGAATTTTTTCTGAGAATCGGGGGCGTGGGTCCCTCCCCCGGGCTCCTCGGTAAGAGCCACCCACTTCGGATTCGGCATTCAACCCGTAGTAGGGGTCCCACCCGTGCAGGGCAGGCGCGGAGTACCGCGCCTGCATCAGTCATCTTCTGTGGTTCGTTCAATCAACTCAGGAGTTATCTCATGTCTTTCTCTTCAACTATCGACGCATCCACAACCCACGACGCTGACGTCGAGCGTGGTCACAAGGTCATCGCCTGGTGCGGTCGGCTCATCTCGTGGGGCTGCGGCATCGCCGCTGCCTGGGGCTGTGCCTCTGTGTTCGGCGGTATCTGCATGTTCATCGCTGTAGCCCTTGCTGTCGCCATCCTCATGCTGTGCATCCACATCTTCCTCAGCTTCAAGCTTGACGAGTCTACGTTCGCAGCGCTCGGCGCCAAGGTCGGCGCCTTCACCGGCTGGGCATCGTCCTTCATCCCCAAAGCCAAAGCTGCATAAGCACGCACACCAGCCCCGGAGTACCGGGGCTAGGTCAGTCACCCCTTGTGGTTCGTTCATCTAACTTAGGAGCCTATCATGGCCAAGCCTCTCACCCTCACCGCTCAGCTCGCTGCAGCCAACACCACCATCGACGTGCTGAATGCACACATTGTCGAGCTTAAGCGTCAGCTCGCTGAAGCAACAGTAGCAGCGACAGCGGCAGCACCTGCGCCAACACTTGAAGACTCCGTGGTCGAGGCTAACGACCACGCACGTGTAGTCGGTGAAGCGCGCAACGCCGCGATCGACGAGTACGCGTTCATGTGCGGCGCCGATGTCCGCGTACCGGTTAAAACCATCCGCAAATCTGCAAGCGCATCGCGCGTCACGCAATTCACAAAGCGCGACGGCAGCGTCTGGGAGAAGCGTTGTACTGGCTTCAACCAGTTCACGTCAGTCTGCGTAACACCTGCTGCCGAGGTGGCACATGCGTAACGCTATCGAAGTCATAGCAACGCTCGTCGTCTATGCATTTATCGGTGCCCTCCTCGCGTATCGGGGTTAGGAACATTAGGGCCGGAGTACCGGCCCTAAGTCAGTCCCCCTTTGCGAGTTTCGCTCTGAGCATGGTTCTCCGTGTTCAGAGCGAAGCGTCCGCTTCAAACAACTTAACCTTTCTAAGGAAACATCATGGCAACTCGTACCAACAAATCCACCGCAGCCGAAACCGTTATCGACGTTGAGGCTGTCGAGGCTGAACTCACTACTGAGCAAAAACTCGAGCAAGCTCGTGCTGAGCACAAAGCTCGCAAGGCTGAAAAGAAAGCCGAGAAAAAAGCTGCACCTGTTGCAGCTACACCTACGCCTGAGCACGCTTGGGTCAAACCTGTGATCAAAGGTCTTGCAACTATCGCCATCGCTGTCGGTGCTGGCGTTCTTGCTGCACCGCTTATCGCTTCGGCTTCTGCCGCTGCGGTTACGTTTACCGGCTGGGCGTTTATGCACTGGGTCATAACCATCGTTGGTTGGCTCATCTCGCTTATCGCTGCGCACTTCGCAACTACGCTGTCGATCATGGGCTACGGCTGGGTAGCTTCGCGCTTCGTAACTCCAACTTTGAGCGTAGCGTGATTGAGATGGGCATCATAGTAGGCGCTGGCCTGCTATGGACATTGACCAAATTGCCTTGGTCTTGGCGTATGCACATCCTGTCAAATCCGGTGCTCATCGACACGATTATCTTAATAGGAATGATTCTCATTCACTGGGGTTCCTTTTCTGGTTTGATGATCGCGAGCATCAGCGCTTTAACGTGCTCACTGACGCTATCAGCGGCCCGCTGGCTGGTCGGCCACGTCGAGGATGGCACCTATGTAGCCGGATACTACGATATGAGCTCTAAGCTCGTTTAAATCGATTTGCTATCGAAACTGTAGTATGCACTGTTATGGTGCATACAAGCACTATCTGTGCCAAAACTCTTCAACACTGTTGGTTATGAGACAGCAGTATGAAGCGCTTTGCTTCTACAACCTTAAACACCACCATGTCCAAATACTACGAATTCCCCTGCTTCCCCAACGTCACCGATGCAGCCAAAGCAGCAGAGGCTTACAGCTTTATGCAAAAGCATCGCGATCTGTTTAAAGCTCTTCCTGAACAAGACGTGCCTCAGCACAAAATCCCTAAACCTCAATCTCGGCAACGTTACCTCGCTGAAGAGTACAGCTTTTTCTCAACGGATGAATCTAACGTCTAAGTTCGATTCCTGATGGGCATTGATCTCAGTGCTCATCGGGAAGCGTCTCGCGCTTCATAACCCTAACCTAGGAAACTACCATGGCTACCAAAACCAAAACCCACAAACTTGCAACTGGCACCATCGAGGCTGCAGTCAAACAAGTCGCGACCAGCTACACAATGTTCGACATCATTGACCTCCTTGACGAGACCATGGCCGAACAGCCTGCGCTGCATTCGAGAGTTCTCGAAAGCATGTGCTGGATGATCGACAGCTCGTGCATTAGCCAAGCTCGAACAGTCTTGTTCGAACGCTGGAAGGATATCGATCCCGAAGAAGTCACCGACTTCGATGGCTTCTGTCAGGACATTGGCGAGGAACTCTCACGCTCAAGCCATTTCGATTTCGATGGCGATGAAAAAACATTAGCTACGTTGTTAGCCCTGCGCACACAATGGCACGACGATGCGTATGCAGCAGCAGGCGCAGACGATCGCGACTACAAGTCAAAATCACTACGCGAGCAAATGGAGCAAGAAAAGGCGCAAAAGCCCAACGTAGGCACACGTGCCAATTATCGCAAGATGGCTCAGCTCGAAGCTGCGGGGCGTAGCACGTTAACCGATGGACTCATGAACACGTTGGTCAAGGCACGCGGCGCGTTGGACAAAGCAGCAAAGGCACTTGATAATCTGCCAGACGAGCACGACCCTATTTACACAGGAGATAACGCAGCTCTTATTTACGCAGATGAATTCTCTAATCTCAACGCCGCATGGGTATCAGCGAAAGCTAAAGTCGAGCAGGCCGAACTCGAGTACAACACCACCATCGAAAACAAGGAGCAACGTTTTTACGATGCGTATATGGAAGCAGACACTGCTGCATCCACACAGCGTATAGAGTCTAATAAGAGACTCATGCCCACCATCCTCGAAATCCTTCGCGCTGCCTCAAAGCACGCACCTGCTTCAGCCAAATTCAACGACCTCCCCGAGGTCAAACAGAAACAACTTACAACCTTCGCGGTTGGAGTAATTGAACGATGCAAAGTAGACGTGGCAAAAAAGTATGCCCGTCAACCAATCGCCTTCGCACACATCGCTGAAGCTGCATACCTCTGCACCCAGAAACTCAACGACGTCATCCGAGTTAAGTACAACTCCAGTTGCGAACTTGAGCTGGTTCGGACCCAAGGTTCCATCGAGCATGAGCGTGGCCAAAAACGTAAAGCTTGCTCCATCGACTAAAGATTAGAGCTCAACGAGACCCGCAAGGGTTTCGTTTTATTTTTATGCGTCTGCACTCAAGTGTGAGCACCACTGTTTTCTCCTGCCCCAAGTGAGACGGACTAGCAAATGCCGTTACACCAGAGCCTGAAACCCTATATAGGAATCATATATACCCTACCTATACTACTACTTCTCTTTTCTAACTTTAATTTAGAGTAGAGTAATATAGAAGAAGAGTAAGAAAGAGGGATAGAGGGGTTATAGAGGGACTTTTTCATTACGCTATTACACTGAAAAATGCACCAAAATGGTGCTTTGTCGAAAAGTTGGAAAAATCACTAAGAAGACGCGAAAACACGAAACAACTGTACAAATGAACAGTGGTTTTGATCTAAATTCGTGCTTAGAATCACCCTCCCATCAACCTCTAAAACCGCCATGAAACTAACCTTTTTGAATTCGTCAGTGCCCCTGACCAAGTCGTACACCAAACTCCCAGACGGATCAATTGAGAAGTCCAGCTACCCCAACGTGTGGAAAGTCAGCTCGATAACTGAGGATGTGAACGATTTGAAATCGTTTGAATCCGCAATCGTTAAACATGCAGCCCTTGGAAATTGTCTGCTGAAAGGCAATGTGTTAAAGCCGTTAACAAAGGAGTCACGAAAAGATTCGACTGACCGCAACGCGCCCACCGACTGGTTGTGCCTCGACATCGACGGTATCCCCCCAACATTCGATACAACTTCATCAGTCACAACTAAACAAACTAACTTGAGCACGGGGCTATTGGAAGAAGTAATTACTCAAGTGAAAACGACTCTCGCTATCACCCCAAATGCTGTACTCGACGCTCTCGGTATTAAGAACACATCTTATATAGTGCAATGGTCAGGCTCTATGGGGATCAGCAACAATTCGTTGCGCTGCCACATCTTCGTGATGCTCACCAAACCTGTGTCTGCCCCGCTCATCAAACAGTGGTTAATCCAAAAGAACCATGAAGTATCTGTGCTCAGAGCTCATCAGCAACTGACGAAAACAGGCAACTCATTATTATGGGGCTTGGACATCACAGCATGCCAATCAGACAAGCTCATCTACATCGCGCCTCCTACCCTAAAAGGGATCAAGAATCCGCTCGGGAGAACCCCGCGAATATCTATAATATCTAAGTCAGAAGCAACCTTCGATCTCAATGAACGCATCAATTCAACCGACCAAAACCGTGCTCTTACCGATACACGTGTTCTCGAATTACGTGATGTCGCTGGACTGCCCAAGCGCAAGCTTGCCTACAAGTTTGTGGGTGGTCACGAGATTCTCGTGAAACCAGGCGAGTGCATCGCCACAGAAATTAAGACTGATCGGGGGTTTGTCTACTTCAACCTTAATGGTGGAGATTCCTGGGCCTACTTTCATCCTGAAAACAACCCCGATTACATCTTCAACTTTAAGGGTGAACCTGTCTACCTCACCAAAGAACTCTTACCAGCGTATTGGGAGACCCTCTCCCACCAAGCCTATCGTGTTAGCTCAACAGGCTTGACCTACCTAGCCTTTTTAGAGCGAAGCACGTCCACCTATTACCGTGGCACGTATAACCAGTCAGAAGACAAACTTGAATTGTTCCAAGCCAAGAACGAATCGATGGTGCGTCAATTTGCATCAGCTAATGGATTACGTCTTGGTGAAAACATTCCTGAATGGGATATGACCTTCAACCCAATGGATGGCGTTCGTGTGGACTTTGACAATCGAAGCATCAACACATTCGAGCGTACCAAGTACATGAAGGCGGAAGCCAAACGAGTTACAAAGATTCCTCCTCGGATACTACGCATCATCAGCCATATCTTAGCCGATGACTTCGACAGCATCGAGCATTTCATGAACTGGCTCGCATGTATCGCCCAGAACCTTGACCGTACCCGTACAGCCTGGGTATTTCAAGGCGTACCTGGTACAGGGAAGGGCCTGCTGTTCAACAAGATTCTGCAGCCCCTATTCGGTGTGAACCAAGCCGTTATCAAACGCGCTGGGGAGCTGACTGAAAAGTGGACGGACTTCGTGGAAGGCAAACTCATTGTGTTTATCGACGAAATCCAAACTTCTGCTCTCAAAGATGAAGCAGGGGTTATTGCCAACATGAAAAACCTGATCACAGAACCAACTGCGATGATTCGAATCATGAACAAGAACAGCTACGCTGTAGCCAATTTCACCAACTGGATTTTTGCAAGCAACAAACCTGACCCTGTCACCGTTGACAAAAATGATCGACGGTTCAACATTGGCTTTTACCAAGGTGCTGAATATCCCCGCCCAACCGATGCCGAAGTCGATGCCATCGAAGGCGACCTTCAAGCGTTCTACCATTACCTGTTGAGCTACGCTGTGGACACTCAGATCGCAAGCACACCACTGAAGTCCAAAGCACGTGATCATCTGATTGAGTTGTCCCAAACCACTGCTGAATCAACCGCTTCAGCCATTACTGAAGGCAACATCGACTTCTTCATCGACCAGCTCCCGACAGATGACCGCTACAAGCTCGATCTCGAAAAGCTCACCTCAGTCAGCAACTACCGCAGGACGCTCGCAGATATCATTGCACGCACTCGTGCTGCAGGGTGGTGCCACGTGCATCGTGATGAGCTGTTTGTGCTGTTCGACTACACCGTCGGCAAGATGAACCCAAGCCCTGCCAGCTTCACGCGTTTCCTTGGCCACCGCCAGCTCGCCATAAAGCCGGTGTTCATCGACGGCAAGACCCAGAAGGGGCTGACAGTGACCTGGCAGCGCCCAGAAACATTCCCCGACCTGCTGAAGACATACTTCACAGACATCAAAACGACTATCAGTACATCAGTCTAAATAGGAGAAATCAAATGAAACGCCTCATCTAACCATCTAAGATCGAACACAGATCATGGCAAACCAACTCTTCAACCTCAGTCAAAAGTCCAACGACTATCAGTCAACAGTCGTCCCACCCAGACATATCGAGGCGCGCAAACAAGTACGAGTCCGTCCTTCTCAAGCGGGCAAGCCTAAGTACGCGAATGGCCTAAACGGTGCTCCTTGGGAAGCACGTACCCCTAAACCCGATGAGGCCAACTCTCGCGACTATGTCACTTACCACCTCCGACCATACGCTACGGGCGACGGTGACACCTTAAGTATCCGCCGCCCAGGCTCTGATCATTCGCACCTTAAATCTGCGGGAACCCTATGCTGACCGACCAACAACGTGAACGGCTCCGTGCTGTAGCCAAAATGAAATACATAACGGCCAAAGACAAGATTGATGCCATCGACGACATGGTCGATCGGCTCAAAAACGAAAACCCCAAAGCATTCCACCCGGATGCTCTCGAACCTCATCACGGACGCCGACCATGTTAACCCTCGAAGAGCGTGCCCAACACCACTACCCGAACAGCGAGCACAACCAGCAAGCCTGGCTGCGCAGTGTCGAGTTCCTTGGTGATAAGTGGAAGCTGGCAGACCGCCGCCATCGACCTACCCCCGACATGATGATCAATCCATTCAGCCACCTGGACAGAATCGAAGACGACTTGCACTTCGATTTGCTCATATCCTGCATCCTGAATGATGTGTTCGTGTTCCTTGTAGTTGTTGTATGTCTACTAACGATCGTATCGATATGAAACAAGCACGACCAGGTGAAACGATGGTCCACCAGTTCAGGACGTTGTTCGCAGTAAAAACAGATGGGGTCTTTTGCACAGGATGCGAATTTGCTGAAAAACGCATAGATCGCCACCGTTGCACTTTCCCAGGAGATGTCCGCTGCATTAACCACAGCATCATCTGGATGACACCACAAAACGCTATCACCTACAGACTGACCGGAGAGGCCGAAACAGTCTGACCAAACTTCTAAGTTCTAAGTTCTACATTCAAACCAGGAGTATCCAAAATGAAACCTTCCGCCCTCAAAGTTGCCCTTCCTCATATGATCCACGAGCAGTCTCCGGTCTTTATCTGGGGCGCACCTGGAGTCGGTAAATCCGACGTGATCGCACAAGTTGCTGAGTCGATGAAGCTCGAGCTGCGCGACGTGCGGCTGTCCCTCATGGACCCGATCGATCTTCGTGGGTTTCCTACGATCAACACAGTCAAGAAGCAGATGGAATGGCTGCCCGCTGACTTCCTGCCCAAGAAGGGCAAGGGCATCCTGTTCCTCGACGAGCTCAACGCTGCCCCTCAGTCCGTGCAGGCCGCTGCGTACCAGCTCATCCTCAACCGCCGTATCGGTGAGTACCACCTGCCTGATGGTTGGAGCGTCATCGCCGCTGGTAATCGTGCCTCTGACCGCTCAGTTGTTCACGCCATGCCCGCAGCACTGGCCAACCGGTTTGTACACCTGGACTTCGAGGTCAGCGTCGACGACTGGAACTTCTGGGCGATGGAGAACGAGATGCACGATGATCTCCGTGCCTTCATCCAGTTCCGTCCGAACCTGCTGTTTAACTTCGACGTGGCCAACAACCCGCGTGCCTTCCCCAGCCCACGTTCCTGGAGCTTCGTCAACAAACAGTACAAAAAGAACCTGCCCCGAGACATCGAGTTCGAACTCATCAAAGGTGCTGTCGGTGAGGGCACCACAGCCGAGTTTACGAGCTTCGTGAACCTTATCAAGGACTTACCAGACATCAACCAGGTGCTGATTGACCCTGATAGTGTCAAAGTGCCGGCCAATCCAGCCTCGATGTACGCCATGGTCACAGCCCTTGACGCGAAGGCCACCACCGGGAACCTGGAGCGGATCATGAAGTACACCGCTCGACTGCCTGTCGAGTTCCAGGCCGTGTTCGTGCGCAGCGCGATCCGCCGGGACGGGAAGCTGACGGGTACGAAATCGTATCGGGATTGGTGCGTGAAGAACCAGTCAATTTTATTGTGATGTCCTTTTGTTGATCTTCCTAAACTACTATAATCTAACTTAGATTAAAGGCATTTTATGAAGACTCCAGACATTACAGGTAAAACATTTGGCCAGCTTACCGTCCTTACCAGGCTGCCCAACGAAAAAAGTCGCTCTTCTTGGTATTGCGCATGTAGCTGTGGTGGTTTCAAGATCACCAACAACAAAGCACTGCAAGAAGGAAACACATCGTCATGCGGGTGTGTTCGAACCATTCATGGTTTGTCTGGCACCCCGCTACATAAAGTGTGGACCTCGATGCGTGAACGATGTAGCAACCCAAAAGCTAAATCGTACATGCACTACGGCGCTCGCGGAATTAGGGTATGTGAAAGGTGGAACAACTTCGAATCATTCCTAAAAGATATGGGAGCTCGCCCGGAGGGATGCAGTATCGAGCGACGCAACAACAATGGTAACTACGAACCGAGCAACTGCTACTGGGCTACTGACCTCCAGCAGGCTCAAAACACAACTCGAACACGGCTTTTAACTGCAGGAGGTAGAACGATGTGCATAAGTGCATGGGTCAGAGAACTTGGAGGAGAAAGTACGCTCATCCTAAACCGACTGAAATACGGTTGGACTGAGGAAGAAGCTTGTCTCATCCCCAAAGGGCAGAAAAGAAAATGCTATCACAAATGAAAAGCGCTCTCTGGAAACGCAAACAGTTCCTCGAGCTATACGCGAGCAAACTGATCGAAGCGCGCATGCTAGGAGCTCACCCTCAATGGATGATCTCCATGAGCAAGCCGACTAAAAAGAACCTCGAAAACCTCAGACGGTTCATAGAGTTTAAAAGGCGGGGCGATTATGAAATCCAAGACCCAGAAGCACGCTGAGCTCATCGAGCTTCACACTGCCAGGATAATCGAAGCCCGTTTGTTGGGCATTAACGTTTCGTTACTACGCGAAGTAACGAGGCGAACTGTGCATCACCTTGAAACGCTCATATCCAGAAAAAGAAGAGGATTATGAACTGCCTTCACTGTCATAAACCCATAGTCCTCATACCTTCCGTCGCCGAGCGAGTGCGGAAGTTCGGTGGTAAGCCTGAAGACTATATCGCCACGTTCCAGTACCACGCCGTCTGCACCCTTGAGCTTCGTGCTGAGAGCGTGGCCGAACTTATGAAACACATAAAGGAAAACCATGAGCTACATACTTCAAGAGAAAGCTATGCTCGCCACCCTATCTATTTCCCAATGGACAGCACGCAAGCAAGACGCTAAGGTCACACGCGAAGTGGAATCCACCCACAACGCACATGACTCTGGCAAGTTCAACAAAGCACTCGTCGCCAAGAGCTTGCTTGAGCCTATCAACAAGCTGGTAGCACGCATCCGTGAGAGCCACTACTTCAACACGTATTCCTGGGCAGATAGCGGAGCACGCCTACTGCCGAACGCTCTGTTTATGGACTACAGCGCGATGATGCGCCAGTACAAAACTCAATTTTCAATGCTGGTGACAGACATGCTGGCGTCCTATCCAACCGAAGTTCAAGCGGCTCGAAACCGGCTGGGCACGATGTACGATCCAGGTGATTATCCTGACCCTGATGATCTGGCCAAGCGTTTCGCTATCAAGCTCGAGTTCACGCCAATACCCGCAGCCGAAGACTTCCGGGTAGACCTACCCGCTGAAGCTCAGGACGAGCTCCGGGCGTCAGTCACCCAGGCCGTAGCTGACCGCCAGGCGGACGCAGTCAAAGCGTGTTACTCGCGCATCTTTGACGTTGTATCGAAGATCGAAGAAAGACTAAGCGACCCTGATGCGATCTTCAAGGACAGCCTGATCACGAACGCTGTCGAGCTCTGTCGAATCCTCGACGCGCTCAACCTAACAGATGACATCGGCATCTGGCACATCATTCGCGAAATGCGCGGCAAGCTGCTGATGCCCCCGAGCGTCCTACGCACTCGTCTCGACATCCGCGCCCTCACTGCCCAAGCAGCGAGGGATATTTTGAAAGGAATACCAAATGGGATGGCATAGTGGGAACTGTAACGAGGTAGCACGTATTAGCTGCTTCGATGAAGCAGAACGTGTCTGGAATGATGCAAAACCGTGGAAAGACGAACTCACTACTTGGCGCCCACTCGCCGCCAGGCGTGATAAGAACAAGCGCATCGTTCGTATTAATGATGGTGATGGATACATGTGTGTGTTATACAGCACGCCTCTTGTTAAATACCATCGAGATGGGCAGATCGAGCTAAGCACCCACAACAGCAATATGAGTCACCAGTTCGCATGGAAGGTGCGCCCTACCGGGACAAATATTGTTAGCCGAAACGGCAGAATGTACTGGCAATTCACTGGGGGCGAAAAAGAGGAGCTTTTTGTGCGTGATGCGCACGAACCTCTTCGGATCAGCCCGATCAAGCAGGGCATATTCGCCCTACTCAATGAACCCGCCCAGGACTTCGAGTTTGTTTTAGATCTGAAGGAAGCTGCAGCGGTGCGTAAAAAACTGAGCCATTACAAGCGCTGGTATGAGATAACGACGAAGCTGATAGGCGCTAAGCGATATCCCTACCCATATCCGTCCAAACAGTTGATCACTGAGTTGATCATAAGCCCAGAAAACACTGAGCTATTCCATGCAGCGTTTATCCAAGACCTTGGGCCTGTGGATAAGAGATTGTTGTCTGTAGCGTATGACATTTGCGGTGCATATAAGCACAGACCTATCCCCATAACCTGCCTACCGAGGGTAACAAGATGAAAAACCAAACCGTAGCTGACCAGATCACACGAGCACGTACCGCTCTCGTACTGGACCAGCCCTTTATCGGAGTGCTCGCACTTCGCTTGAAGATCGTCGAAGACGAAACTATCCCAACTGCCGCTGTCGACGGTAAATGCATACGCTACAACCCGACATTCATCGCCAAACTTACTCCGGGCGAAACTATGACCCTCATCGGGCACGAAGTGTTTCACTGCGTGTTCGACCATGTCGGTCGGCGCGGAGATCGTGACCCTCGGCGCCACAACCAGGCTGGTGATTACATCATCAACGAAACCCTGGACAAAGCCGGGTTCGCTCCTATCAAGGGCTGGCTGCGTGACCCGAAGTATGACGGTATGTCCTCTGACGAGGTGTATAACCTGCTGCCCGAAGACAACGACCCCGGCAAAGACCCGCTGGACGATTGCCGGGACGGTGATCCTACTGACTGCGAGATGAATGCATCTGAATGGAAGGTCGCTACGATCCAGGCAGCCAACGCTGCACGCGCCATGGGTAAACTGCCAGCGAGCATGGCGCGGTTCGTCGACGCGCTGACTGCGAGCAAAGTGGACTGGCGGGCCATCCTGCGCCGGTTCGTTGTCGAGACGAGCAAGAACGACTACTCCTGGATGCGCCCCAACCGCAGGTTCATGGCACAGGGACTGATGCTGCCTACTATATATAGTGAGAGTATGGGCGAGATCGTGGTCGCTATAGACACCTCGGGCTCAATCGATCAGGACACGCTCAACGCGTTTGGCTCGGAGATCAAAGCCATCGTTCAGAGTGTCCGTCCGAGCAAGACGTACACCATATATTGCGACGCAGATGTTAACCATGTCGATGAGTTCGGCCCGAACGATGAGCTCCACTTCGAAATGCACGGCGGTGGTGGCACAAACTTCGCCCCACCATTCACCTACGTGGACGAGCACGGCATCAAACCAGTGTGCCTCGTCTATTTGACCGATCTTTATGGTGACCTGAGCTTCGCCCCACCTGATTACCCGGTGCTCTGGTGCTGCACGACGGACGTGGTTGCTCCGTTTGGTGAAACTGTGAAACTCGAGCTGTGAAATTCGAGTATTTTGATCGTGGCCCGACCATGTACAAATCCATCTACCTGGTAGACAAGTGGGTGAAACTTGAAGTGCTGCAGCTCAGTGTACACAGAGGGCAATGGACTATTCACCACACGGCGTTTTCCGAGTGCTTAACCAAGGCAGGCAAGGTGGCTGCAAACAACTTTGCCACACCACACGTCAACGAGCTCAATGTGCTGAAACGAATAACTGAAAGATTAGAAGGATAAACCCATGGGCTACTACTCAAACGTCGCGTTCGCCATTGAGGGCAAGCGCGAAGACATGATCACGATGCTCGTCACCTACCGCACGACGTATTCAGACCCAGTAGAAGCGACCACAGCTCTGAACGCTTGCTGCTTCGCGGAAAGTGGAGAGTTCGTAACCCTGATATACAAAAACGATTGCACGAAATGGTACGACGGTTTCCCAGATGTAAGAGCTCTCACTGAGTTGTTCGAGATATTCCAGAATGCTGAGGATGAAACCGAAGGAAAGTTCAACGGAAAGTTCATCCGAATCGGGGAGGATAACGCGGACGTCGACGAAGAATACTTCGGTCAAGACCCCCACGATATGCTCACGTTCGAGCGAAGCATTTACATGGATTTGAGCTATGACGAAACCATTCCTTTGGAGAAGCTATGTGTACCGACACCACCTATAAGTTCTCTGACCTAAGCGAGAGTGCTAAGCAGAATGCCCGAGAAGAGTTCACCTCGGACGGATACCTCGACTATGAGTGGTGGGACGGCGTCTACGAAGATGCTGTCCACATGGGTGCGCTCTTGGGGATCGAGATTAGTAGACCGATATGCGGGAAGCGGAAGGACACCAACATCTATTTTTCAGGGTTCTACAGCCAAGGCGATGGAGCTAGTTTCGAAGGTTCCTACCGATGTGTACCAGATGCAGTGGTGAAGGTACAAGCTGAAACCAACGACGAAGAGCTGATCCGTATCGCTCAGGAGTTGACTCTGCTCCAGGTCACAGGGCGAATAAAAGGATACAAACCCTTCAGCGCGACGATCACAAGGTCAGGACGCGGATGTCATTCATGCACGATGGACGTTAGTCTCAGTGGTTGGGGCGTCGACGAAGATGATGACCCTAACCAATACTACGCCGAAATCGAGAAACAAATCACTCAGCTCATGCGTGATTTCGCTGACTGGATTTACAAGCAGCTTGAAGCGCAGAACGACTGCCTGTACTCAAACGAGTGCGTCGACGAGCAGCTCAATGACCTTGATGATGAGTACGATGAATTCGGCTCTAAAATCTAAGGTCTAACAACGAAAGCACTACGATGACCCAAGCAGCCAGTTGGAGTTTCTCCAAACTCCAAGACTTCACCCGATGTAAACTCGCTTTCAAGATCAAGCACATCGATCGCGTACCCGAGCCTGAAAGACCCTTACCGAAGGGTAAAGATGAGCACGCGAATGATCGCGGTAGTCGTATTCACGACAACATCGAAACCTACATCCGAGGCGACCACGACGCGCTTTGCCCCGAAGCTGAGAGGCATTTCGGCATACTCATCGATTTCCTTCGTACCCTGTATGCCGATGGCATGGTCGAGATGGAGGGCACCTGGGCGTTCAACGAATCTTGGGAAGTAGCAGACTGGCAGACGGGCTGGCTCCGCTTAAAACTTGATGCGTTAGTTCGTTTATCCCCGACGCAAGCCGTTGTTTTGGATTGGAAAACGGGCCGACATTTTGGGGTAGAAGTCCAACACGCAAATCAGCTCAACCTCTACGCAGTAGCCACGTTCCTGCGTCACCCTGAGCTCGAAGAAATCACCGTGGCTGATTACTACATCGATCACGGAGTTAAGACCGAGCGCAAGTTCACACGTACCGAAGCGCTGCGCTACAAACGCACCTTCGACAAGCAGGGTAAGGACATCACCCGGTGTACTGAATTTCCAGCAAACCCCAACCGGTTTAGTTGCCAGTGGTGTGCGTATGGCCCTGAACACACCGGGCACTGCACCGTAGGAGTAAGGAAGGCATGAACAGTCAGGACGTATTAGTTAAAACGTGTTGGGTAGGCGGGCCTCCTGGCTCGTACAAGCCTAAGAGGGTACGGATATATAAGTCCACAGCTCGTGGGCCTAACGGCACAAGAGCTATGTCTGCTAAGGAGCAAGAATGCTTTAACTATCGCGCCTCGATAGTTGAGTATGTAACTGAGAATCCAAACCATACTGCCAAAGAGATAGCCGCAGCATTGTCTATTGACAACGCTCAAACTGTCACAGCGCTCTATTCGTTGGTTAAAGGTGGAACTTTGCACTGCACAAAATTCGATAAATCTAATTATTACTACTTATGAAACTCAAAATCAAGAAGCTGCACCCTAACGCAGTAGTCCCAACCTACGCCCATTGGGGCGATGCCTGCTTCGACCTGACGGCAGCTACATTCGAAATCGAAAACGACTACCACTTTCTGCGCGAAGGTTTTCCACTTATTTGCGGCACAGGGCTTGCATTCGAGATACCTGTGAACTTCGTCATGCTGATATTCAGCCGATCAGGTCATGGGTTTAAGCATGGCGTTCGCCTCGCCAATTGCGTTGGGGTCATCGACTCGTCGTATCGGGGCGAGGTGAAAGTCAGACTCACGTGCGACGAACCAAACATGCCTCTAATTAAAGTTGGTGACCGTGTCGCACAGGCGATGATCATTCCCACGACATGCATCGAATTTGAGCTTGTTGATCAGCTCTCCCAAACCGAGCGTGGCACGTCAGGCTTCGGAGGAAGCGGATCATGATAACTGCATCCGAACTCTTAGAAACCGCGATGCTCGCGGATGAATACTCCGCCACTCTGGCCGAGATTCAGCGCCTCGCCGTAGATCAAGCCAACAACGGCCCATCGTTTAACGACAGGCATACGCTCCTAAAAATAGCCCAGCTCATCATTGCGTGCTTCGCCCGAATCGAGGAGAGCCAAGCATGAAGCTCGACTCTACGCAAAGCGCACTTGTAAGCCAATCGATCACCTGGATACCTATCGACGCAGACACACCGATTGGTGTGAAGTGCCTCGTGATCGACAAGAAACAAGGCATCGCCTATCTACGTCCGTACACGCTGAATCACGGATGGACGCACTACTCCCCATTACCAACATTCAGGGATAAAGAATGAAAGCCTTCGCACATCAGAAAGTATCCATTGAGCACAACAAAACAACCCCCATCGTCTTCGATTGCAGCGACCCAGGCTGTGTATCTGCGGATACTGAGTATCTGACTCCCACGGGTTGGAAACGATTCGATAAATATACGCGTGGCGATCACGTGGCTCAGTTCCACCCCGACACTAGAGAGATTGAATTTGTGCTACCCCAGCAATACATCAAAAAACCGTGCGACAAAATGGTCGCCATATCCCCTACGCGGGGCACATCACAAAGACTTTCGCCAGAACATCGCGTTCTCTACTACGACCGAGAAGGCCAATACGATGTTTGCTCCGCGCAGGAATATATGGATGAGTTGCATCAACGAGGCACAGGAAGCTTCGATAAAAAATTCTGCACTACATTCTCGGTACGCGGCCATACAACGATTAACTTACCCCTAGAGCAGATACGAGTTCAGGTGGCTGTTATTGCTGACGGCCATTTCCCCAACGAATCTTTACGGTGTGTCGTAAGACTTAAAAAGTTTAGAAAGATTCAACGGTTACGTGTACTGCTCGAATCAGCCAATATTACCTATAGCGAACGTATGTGTGGGGGCGATCCAAATTTCTTTGTGTTTACATTTAATGCTCCCAGGCACGATAAAGAGTTTGGTAATTACTGGTGGGCAGCTTCGCAGGAACAGCTAAGCACTGTGGCTTCGGAGCTACCATATTGGGATAGTTCCATCAGTGATCGCCCTTCCAAAGGGATTCGATTCAGCTCATTCATAGAAGCATCAGCTATCTTCGCCCAATACGCCTTTTCGGCAGCAGGGCATCCTGCTTCAATAGCTGTGAGCGTAAGGGACAGACGTAATGAAAACCGGGGAGTAATGGTTGAATACGTCGTTCACGCACAAGCATCTGATAAGTTTATAGGCCCTGGGCGAGCTGAATCAGTTTTTATAGTCTCCAACCCCGAGGGATTCAAATACTGTTTTGAAGTCCCCTCATCATTCTTACTACTTAGACACAATGGATACATATTCGCTACGGGAAACACGGGCAAAACTTTTGTCCGCATTGCCAGCTTCAATGAGCGTAGAAGACAAGGTTCGGGAGCTTTACTCGTCCTGGCCCCTAGAACTCTCTTGCGCTCAGTTTGGGTCAACGACTTCAGAAAGTTCGCCCCCGGACTTGTCGTCTCTGTGGCGGATGCCGCCAACCGAGCAGTAGCTTTCGACGAAGAAGCTGACGTCTACGTTACGAACATCGACGCGGTACGCTGGATCGCCAACCAGAAACCTGCGTTCTTCAAAAAGTTCAGCGATCTGGTCATCGATGAATCATCCACGGTGAAGCATCACACCAGTATGCGCAGCAAAGCGGCTGCCAAAATCGCCAAATACTTCACCCACCGGTGCCTGATGACCGGCACGCCGAATAGCAACAGCATCACCGACATCTGGCACCAGGTCTATATCCTCGATAGCGGCAAGCGTCTGGGCAACAGCTTTCATCGGTTCCGCGACGCGGTATGCGTCCCGAAACAAGTTGGCCCAAATGCTAACGCCATGAAGTGGACAGATAAGGAAGGCGCTGAGGAATCAGTCTTCGGGCTGCTCACAGACATCGTGATTCGTCATAAGTTTGATGATTGTGTTGACATTCCAGACAACCACATCTACAGCTTCGACTATGCGCTGACCCCGAAGCAGATGCGGGCCTACCTGGAGCTGGAACAGACCCAGATGCTGACCCTGCGTGGCAAGAAGCCAGCCGTCCTGGCCATCAATGCGGCGGCGGTGGCCACGAAGCTCCTGCAGGTGGCTTGCCTTTCCGGGGATACAGAGGTGCTAACCAATTCTGGTTGGAAGCCCATAGAGCAGATAACCAAATTCGATTTAGTCTGGGATGGAGTCCAGTGGTGCGCTTGTTCGGGAGTAGCTCTGTCAGGACTTGCGGAGATTGTAAATTTTGAAGGGGTGCGAATGACCCCAGATCACAAAATACTCACCCTATCTGGGTGGGTTTCAGCTCAGGAGATATTAGATGGCAATGCCGATGGACGATTTAACCGGGAAAAAGTTCGGACTCCTGACAGCAATCAGACCGATTGGAGCCAACCCAAGAAAAAACATCCTGTGGGAACTGAAGTGCGTCTGTGGGAAGAGTGTGATCCGAATCGGGTCGAACTTAAAGAACCCCAACCGCCCCACCCCCAAGTCATGTGGATGCAACCGGAAGGAAATCATGCTTACTGTGATCGGGAAACACGGGATGTCAGATACCCCAATGTTCAACCGGTGGACCAAGATAAAAAGTCGTTGCTTATCTCCCTCAGACAAGGACTACAAAAACTATGGGGGGAGGGGTATCACTATGTGCGAGGAGTGGACAGATTCATTCGAGACTTTCTTCGAGGATATGAGCCCCTCGTATGTTCCGGGGACCAGCCTAGACCGAATAGACAACAACCTCGGGTACTCCAAAAGCAACTGCAAATGGAGCACACCGTCGGAGCAGGGAAACAACACACGGTTCAACGTACATATCTCAACCCCCCAGGGGGTAATGACGGTTGCTCAGGCGGCGAAAGCGTTCAACCTAAAACCGATAACCATTCGCAAAAGAATGGAGCGGGGGAACTTGGATTTGCTACGCCCAGTGAAAAAATAGCGGTATACGACATCTTGGATGTCCTCCCGAGACATCGTTTTACTGTACGGGGCAACTCCGGCGAGCCTTTCATAGTACATAATTCTGGCGCGGTCTACGACGGCATGGGCAGCTATCAGGTGGTGGACAACGCCCGCTACGAGATGGTACTGGACCTGGTCGAGCAGCGCAAGCACAGTCTGGTGTTCTTCCTCTGGACTCATCAACGTGACGCTCTGATCAAAGAGGCAGAACGACGCGGTATCAGCTTCGCCGTCATCGATGGGCATACGTCAGACAAGGAGCGTGCCGACATCGTCGCAGCCTACCAGGAGGGCGCCTACCGGACGATCTTCGCGCATCCGAAGAGCGCTGCGCATGGCCTGACGCTGACGAGAGGAACCGCGACGATTTGGGCATCGCCGACCTACGACCTGGAGATATTCAAACAGGGCAGTTCCCGCCAGCACCGCATCGGACAGACAGAAAAGACAGAGACCATCGTCGTTCTGGCAAAGGGCACGCTCGAAGAGAAGGTCTGGGACATGCTCAACGCGAAGGACAAACGGATGACAACTTTGCTCGACTTGTTCGGTACGTTGACGCCGGAAGTAGAAACGAAACGCAAGAAAGAAAAGGAAACAGCATGATAGTGCTAGACAAGTGGAAAAGGTTTGCCGTAAGTCATGTGATTGAGTCGCATACCGGCACGCCCGAGGAAGTGTATGACGCTATGGACGGAGCGGACTACAACGACACCGACGGGGTGTTCTCGCAATATGGAATTGATGAGCGTAGACCGTTTGATCTCATGTGCGAAGCAGATGTGTCTGACTTCGTTATGGACTTGGCCGTGACCGCTCAGCGGTGCAGTGAGGAAGCATGAACAACCACCCCCAACACATCCCCGACTGGTCCCGCCTGGTCAGCATCGATTTTGAAACGTACTACGACCAAGACTACACCCTCTCAAAGCTCAGCACTTCTGAGTACATCCGTGATCCGCGCTTTAAGGCCCAAATGATGGGCATAAAGATCGGCAACGGCAAAACAAGGATCATCCCCCATGCGCGCATCCAAACAGAACTGGCAAAAATCAACTGGGCTACGCATAGCCTACTCTGTCATAACACGCAGTTCGACGGTTTTATCCTGTCTTGTCACTATGGTGTTCACCCTGCTTTTCTTTACGATACTCTCAGCATGGCACGCGGTTTGCATAGCAATGACATTGGCGCCGGCCTGGACGAGGTATCTGTTTTCTATGGCGGTAAGGGCAAGCTCGAAGGTCTGGAGGACACGAAAGGTGTCCTGAAGTGGAACAAGGAGCTGTTCGCCAAGACCGCTGCGTATTGCGCGAACGACGTTGATGAGATGTTCCGTATCTTCACGCTGATGCTACCCAAGATGCCAGACGACGAGATCAGGCTCATCGATCTGACATGCCGGATGTTCACCAGCCCGGTGCTCAGGGTGGACATTCCACGCGTTGAGCGCGAGCTAGAGCGCGAGCTGCTCAAACGCGAGCAGCTCATGTATGCAGCCGTCGATCCAGAGGAGTGGCAGAGCGTACTCAAGGGCAAGGACAAGCTGCTCGAAGGTAAAGAGCGCGACATGATGATCATCAAGAAAGTCATCGGCAGCAACGACAAGTTCGTTGGGCTGCTGAAGGCTGAGGGCATCGAGCCGCCCATAAAGATCAGCCCAGCATGGATGAAGCTCGACAAGGAGACCCGTGAGAGTCCAGAAGGCGAGCTGAAGAAGTATGCCTACGCGTTCGCCAAGGACGATGCCAAGTTCACCGAGCTGCCGAACATGGTCGATGAGTGGGGGCTCGACCTAAACGACCCTGAACAGGTCAAGCTGATGATCGCCAAACAGGAGCGCATTCAGGCTCTGGTCGATGTGCGCCTGGCAGTCAAGAGCACGACGAACATTACCCGTGCTGAGAGGTTCTTGACCGCTGGCGCCAACGGCATGCCGCTGCCGGTGGGGCTAAATTATTATGCCGCACACACAGGAAGATGGGGAGGGGCAAACAAAATGAATTGTTTACCAGGCGAATCTGAGGTACTTACCCCCGAAGGTTGGGTGCCCCTGAATAAGTTCGATGACGCTACTCCTGTAGCGGTGTGGAATGCGGTAAGCAAGCAGATTACGTTCGCCCGAGTAGGTAAGGTGATATTCGGGTATTCCGGCCCCATGGTCCAAGCCAGAACCCACTCAGGTACACATGACGCGATGTACACCCCCGACCACGGAATTCCGGTGACCTACTACCGAAACAAAAATACCGTAGTCAGGCGTACCGCGCAAGAGCTGATAAATAGTTCGGATTGGCTGTTACCTGTATCAGGCGAGTATGACAATCCTGCACCTCGGTTCACGGTATCGCCAGAGATGGCCAGAGTCGCTGCGGCGATGCAGGCAGACGGAGGCATAGTGCCTAACAGCCCAGGGTCTAACGCGGCACAGTTTGGGTTCACGAAGCCCCGGAAAATAGCTCGGTTCCGCCAGATATTCGATGCCGCCGGATTGAGGTACACCGAAACGATCGCAGGCGAGTACACCAAGTTCTATGTCAACCACGGGCAAGCCCCTTTAGCCATGTTCAAATATTTCAACTCGTGGTTGTTGGGGCTATCGGGCGAAGCATTGGAGGCGTTGGTTGATGAAGCTGCCTATTGGGATGGACACGTCCGAAACGATAGCTACTTGTATTCATCCGCGACCAAACAGAATGCTGAATGGCTACAGACCGCAGCGCATTTAGTTGGCAGGTCAGCGCAGATGCAAGAAATAAACAACTTCAAAGGGTGGAACACCGATCCCGACGCCAAGCTCTGGGTCGTTAATGTGAAACCTAGAAGCTACGTAATTAACGAAAAGGATCGAACTCCTCTTACGCTCGTTGCGTACTTCGAAGGTAACGTGTATTGCCTCACTACACCTACTGGGTGGTTCATGATGAGGCACAACGGAACTATCCATGTAACCGGGAACTGCCAGAACCTCGTCCGAGGAGGTGAGCTGCGCCTGTCGATCCTGGCACCGAAGGGCCACATGCTCGCGGTGGCTGATAGTGGTCAGATCGAAGCCCGCGTCGGTGCCTGGCTGTGGAGGCAGGACGATATGGTTGAAGACTTCAGGAACACAGACAACGGCACAGACCGAGATGTGTACTGTAAGTTCGGCGACCACATCTATGGCCGCACGATTACGAAGGAGAACAAGGTCGAACGTTTTGTGGCCAAGACCTGCATTGCAGAAGGAGAGCTCGTATTAACGACTCGTGGACTCGTCCCAATAAATCTAATATCTAAAGAAGATTGGTTATGGGATGGAGTAGAATGGGTGCCCCATGACGGGGTTATTGACCAAGGTATTAAGGAGGTAATTACCTATGACGGACTCACCGCAACATCCGATCATGAAGTCTTCACCGAAGACGGACGGATTATTCCGTTCGGGCAAGCAGCATCCGAGATGGCTCGGCTCCAGAATACCGGAATTGAAGGGCAAGGTATTCGGTTCTGTGACGATCACGTCGTCGCAGATACACCGCGTAAAAGGCTCTCCGTACGTGTGGGGGCCGACCTTTCGGTACACGAAGGAAGGATTTACCGGAGAGCAGATAGTAGCTATGGCGCGCATACAGGTAGTGGCGAAATGCAAGAACTGGCGAGGAATACTCACCAAGTTAGATGCTATGACATAGCCAACGCCGGACCGCGATTAAGGTTCACCGTTTCGGGCAAACTCGTACTTAATTGTATTTTGGGATTAAGTTTTATGATGGGCCCGCTCAAGTTCCAGGCAACGCTGGCCAAAGGGGCGATCCCGACGTACTTCGATCTTGACACGTGTAAGAAGATCGTCAACATCTACCGCAGCAAGAATCACATGATCGTGCGCGGCTGGAAAGTCTGCGAGCGGATCATCGAGGACATGGCTGCTGGCCGTAAAGGCACACACGGGCCGATCCACTGGGAGAAAGAAACCATCTGGCTGCCCAACGGCATGGCCCTCAAGTATCCAGACATGCGTCAAACGCTCGGTGAAAAGGGCTGGATGGAGTGGTCGTACCAGTCGAAGAACATGCGCAAGAAACTGTACTCAGGCATCCTCGCGGAGAACCTGGCTCAGTCCCTGGCGCGGATCATCGTGGGTTGGCAGATGCTCCAGGTAGCCAAGAAATACCGTGCCGTGATGATGACACACGACGAATTCGTCTGCTGCGTCACGAAAGCCCAGGCACAGAAGTGCTTTGAGCTTATGACCAAGTGGATGCAGACGGCACCCGACTGGTGCCCTGATCTCCCCTTGGCGTCCGAAGGGGGAATCGCTGAGAACTACTCGAAATGAAGATGGTGCTTAACAGCTACGGTCGAGCGCTGTTCGGTCCGACGCGAGACCCACGGCATGCGCCAAAGTACAACGACTTCATTATTCGCCAGGACAGCATCAATAACTGGCTAATTTATTGGGACAACCGAAGGGACTTCATCGCTCGATTCGAAGGCACTTTCATCGAAGCAGACCAAGAGCTCAAACTGATGCTCATGACACAACGACTATCAACCTAGGAAACTACCATGCTAAAAATTACCAACCCCGAGCACTTTATCAAGGTATCTGAATTTGCCGTATCCGTCGGCGCGTTTGACAAACTCACCGAGGAACTGAAATACCTGATGAACTACGGAGAGGGCGACAACGTCTGTGAGCTCCATGCCGACTGGGCTCCCAACAGTTTCGCGTTCGCGGTGGTCCGCCCGGACGGCACCCACTGGTTCCACGGCGGGCTGATCTATTCAGGCCCTGGCCAACCGCTCGACGGTTCAGCCCCAGCGCTGACAGTCGGCATCGGCATTGACAGCTCCAAGCACGGGTGGAGCATCCATACATGATTCTTGAATGATTTGTTCAAGAATCTTATATCTAAGTTAGAATCACCAACCTGAAAGGCACTACATGTCAGAAGTTATCGACAAACCCCGCGCACGCACCGTTAAGGCTGCGAAACCCGGTCCGGCGCTAACCATCGGTGCAGCCACCGACCGGATGTGGAAACTGCGCGAGGACAAACGAGCCCTTGAGGCTCAGGTCAAAGTCATCGAGACGGAGATGAAGGAGCTGGAAGGCACCGTCTTCGGCCTGCTCGATGGCCAAGACACCAGGAAAGCCGAGGGCAAGTCTGCTTCGGTCAGCATCAACGAGTCGGTCGTTGCAAACGTCGAGAACTGGGATGCTTTCTGGCCTTGGCTCGCCAAGGCCAAAAACTTCCACCTCGTGCAGAAACGGGTCTCTGACCCAGGTATGCGCGAGCTCTGGGCTCTCGGCAAGACGATTCCGGGCGTGCAGCCCTTCACAAAACGCACATTGGCAATTCGGTCTCTCTAAATTCTAAGTTCTACGAAAGTTTTTCATGGCTACAAAATCCAAAGCTGCTGTTTCTAAATCCACCGAGGTCGCGGTTGTAAAACCCACCGGTGGCAACCTGGTCTCCATCAAGGAGCAGATGGCCGCTGAGCTGGCCAGCCTGGCCTCACGCACCGACGGTTCACCCAAGAAGATCAAATACGAGGGCGACAAGTTCACGCTGCCCTCGGGCGCGATGTTCCAGTCCCCAATGAAGGTGGTCGTGCTCGACTTCAACACCCAGCACACACTGTATGAAGGCTCGTATGTGCAGGGCAAAGTCAGCCCGATCATCTGCGCAGCCAACGGTGAAAATCCGAAGGAGATGGTGCCCTACGCGTCGATCAAAGACCCACAGTGTGGCACCTGCACCGGCTGCTGGGCCAATGAGTTCGAGTCAGCCAGTGCCGGCAAGGGCAAAGCGTGCAAACAGGTGCGTACCATGGCCGTACTGGTTGAGGACGCTGAAGGCGTCATTGACCCTACCGGCCCGATCTACCTGATGCAGACCAACGTGACCGCGAACAAGGTGTTCGACGCGTTCGTCAAGACCGTGGCTGCCGTGTTCCAGGTGCCGCCGGTCGGCGTGACGGTCGAGCTGAACATCGCTCACGAGAGCAAGTGGGACTACGTGACCTACAACAACCCAGTGCGCAACGAAGACCTGGAAGCCTGTTTCGCTCGTCGTGCTGAGGCCAAAGCCATGCTGGCTGAGGAAACCGCAGTATCCGCCCCGACGCCTGAAGAGAAGAAAGCCCCTGCTCGCGGCAAACCGGTAACGGCTCGCCGCTAAGGGTAAACCCCTAGACCAGAATCACCCTTTCGGGTGATGGTCTAAAACCTAATTACGTTCTAACATGACCCGCTCCTGGTACATCGCCACTGCGCTTGACTCGTTCAAGAGGCTCAACGAAGTCCTGGGCAAGCTGACCCCAGAAGAAATCATCGCCTGCCTCGAACTCGAGGCAAGTACCCAACGTCGCCGGTCCGTTTTGACCCGGCTGATCTCGCGAGCAGTTCGGCTCAACGAGATCGCTTTCAGTAATAGCCTACAGGAGAAATTCCATGCCCCGTCCAAAAGCCCTCAAATTCGCCACCCCCGCCGAGAAGAAAACAGCCCTGGCTGACCTCAAGCTCGCAGTGGCATCGCACACCGTCAACACCAAGAGCATCAGCGCCGCGCTGAAGGAAGCAGAAAAGGCTCTGGCTGAGGCCAAGAAAAGTTCTGATGCAGCGGTCGCGGCTGCTGAAAAACAGGCAGAAACTGCTCGTAAATCAGCAGAAAAGGTTCTTGCAGGGGCTACGAAAGCTCATGAAGCCGCTGCGGCCAAAGCAGCACGGCTTCAGGCTGGAGCCGTAGCCGGTGCCGAGAAGCTCGAAAAGCGTCGCGCCGAGATCGAAGCCGCTTCTGTGGCCGTCGAGGTGAAAGCCAAAGCGACGAAGGCTACGAAAGAAGCCGCCACTGCTGAGTAATCGTGCCGACCCGCCGAACGACTCGGTGGGCGATGCCATCAACTTCGGAGAAATATGAAACATTTAATGATTGACATGGAATCCTTAGCGACTACCGCAGACGCCTGCATTATGAGCATTGGAGCGGTGAAGTTCGACCTCGACTCAACCGCGCTTGATGATCTCGGTTTTTACGCATCGATCAGTATCGATTCCAACCTGGAACTCAAGCGTCGGGTCAGCGAAGATACTTTGATCTGGTGGATGAAGCAAGGGCCGAATGCCCAGGGCGTATTCCATGAGGAAAAACAGACCCTGCGCAACGCTGTCGCGGGGCTCATCGACTGGATGGGCAATGGCCAGTACACAGTGTGGAGCAACGGGGCGGATTTCGACATCCCCATGTTGTCCCATGCATGCGCTCAGCTCAGCATCGAAGTACCCTGGCTGTACTACAACAGCCGGTGCTTCAGGACCTACAAGAACCTACCAGGTGCGAAGGCTATCAAGCTGCCATTCCAGGGCACCAAACACAATGCATTGTTCGACGCCGTCCACCAGGCGCGTACTGTTCAAGCCATTCAAGCAGCGCTGTTCCCCCCGGTGAACGCGGCGCGTGCCAAATCCAAAGTAGGAACAACCAATGAGTAATATTGATGAAACTCTGGCGGAACGCGGCAGCCGCTACGGCGAGTTCGTGGACCACGCTGAAGTGACCCAGTTGATCAAAGAAGCCATGCGCTTCGGCGACAACTGGGAGAGCCTGGCCGACGATATGAAGGAGTGCCTGGAGATGCTCGCACACAAAGTGGGCAGAATTCTGAATGGAGACCCTGAGTACGTCGACTCCTGGACGGACATTATTGGGTATGCCCGGCTGGTTGAAAAACGGCTGATTGCTGAAGCTGAGCCCAAGCTGCCAAAGGCTAAGAGAGCAGTACCGTCGTTCGATGAGCTCATGAAGGCCGTGGGCACTTTGTGCGACGCCGGAGTGCTACGCCAGACCGACTAATGGCCACACCTGAGAACACGTTCATCCAGTCAGTCCACCGGCATCTGCCGGCACAGTTGTACAGGATGAAGAACAACAACCAGTACAACTCGGGTATTCCCGACGTTTGGTACAGCGGTAGGAAATCCGAGCTTTGGGTTGAATTTAAGTACCTTGCGGTGCCTAAAAGGCCCTATACTTTAATCAAGATTAACCTATCCGAACTCCAGAAAAATTGGCTGCGCAATAGACATGCTGAAGGGCGTCAGGTTGCTGTTGTTGTTGGGTGTACCGAGGGAGGGGTGTACTTTGACGGATTGTCATGGGATCAAGACTATACCGCCAATGATTTTCGACGATTGATTGAACCACGCGACGCGCTCGCAAAAAAAATTCAAGAGCGTGTCGGGTAACCGAACGATCTATTTTTTTTTTTACTGGGAAATCATCATGAGAAACAATGAAGCAGGGTTATTCCCTGCGCTAGAAGCAGTTCTACGTGCGTCAGACAAACCTCTCGATGCCCAAGAATTATTCGATATGGCCTCAGTCAAGGAGCACGCAGCCTCAGCAGCCAGGGTCTCTGATTACCTTGGCAACATGTGGCGCAAAGGCGTCGTGACCCGACTACCCGCCGCAGGCGAAGGGCGTGGCAAACCCCGCTGGATGTACCAGTGGAAAGGCCAGAAGGGGCCTAAGTATCTTGACGCTATCGAGTACACCCCAAGGATTCTGGCCGACCGTCCAGCTATGCTGATTACCGAAGAAGGAAGGGACATCGTCCTTGAGTTTGAGAACCTTGTGATAACTATTCGACAGAAACCAGGAAAATAAATTACTGCCCGTTCGCGGGCATTTTTACGCCTATTGAATCTATGATCTAACTTGGAAATATGAAATGAGTTGTTCAAATAACAATACGCTAGTTGCCCGGTTCTGGGCAAAAGTCACTAAGTCCGACGGGTGTTGGCTTTGGATTGGCCATACCAATCCAGCCGGGTACGGGATGATCGCCACATCTGGTGGTAAGCGTTCAGCCCACCGTGTGTCCTACGAGTTAGCAAACGGGCCAGTCCCGGAAGGATTACTGGTTCGCCACTCTTGTGACAACCCTCGGTGTGTAGACCCTTCTCATCTATCTCTCGGTACGACCCAGGACAACGTAGACGACAGGGTAACTAGAGGGCGAAGTGTGAACTTGGCCGGCGAGAACCACGCTCGCTCGAAGCTCAGTCCCTCAACGGTCCAGGCGATTCGCAGCTCGTTGCTAACCCTTGGCGAGCTGTCAAAAAATTTTGAAGTATCTAAATCCACTGTATGCAAGATCAGAAATAACCAAGCATGGAGGCACGTATGAAAATCAAACCTCAACTGGCCGAAGACGCAGTCCTCGACCAGGTGCAGTTTCCCTGTATCGTACAGACCAAAATTGACGGCGTCCGCGCAATAAACCTTCAGGGCACATTGACTGGCCGCAGCCTCGACCCGTTCAAGGGGTTTGGCATTACAGATTATTTTAGCCACCCCAAATTCCTCGGGTTCGATGGCGAGATGACCCTCGGTGACAAGCCAAACTGCAGCGAACGGCTATGCAGCCTGACCACAGGCGCGATGGGCCGGTTCAAGGGCGTGACTGAAATGCCTGATCTTCACTGGTGGGTTTTTGACCTGGTCACACCTGAGACGGTCGGTCTTCGGTACGAAGACCGACATGCTGCACTGTCGCGTCGGGTCATCAAACTGGGTCATCCACGGGTGCATCTCGTGCCCTCTTACGTTGTGGATACACCTGCACACTTAGCCCACAACATCGCACAGTTTGCGGCTGCAGGGTACGAAGGCACGATCATCCGCAACCCACATGCGCCATATAAAACTGGCCGAGCGACGCTCAAAGGCCAGGAATTGTGGCGCGTGAAGCCTTGGGCTGACTTCGAGATTCTAGTCACCGGCATTACGGAGGGGCAGATAAATGCCAACGAGGCTAAGAAAAACACCCTCGGGCGCACAGAGCGTAGCAGCGCAAAGGCGGGCATGGTGCCGAACGGCCAAGTCGGTTCTATCCATGGGACGATGCTGGCCGATTTCCATGACCCGGTAACAGGCAAGCTCTTGTTCCCGAAAGGTCTACCAGTTACGGCGGGCAGCGGTGAGATGTCAGTCGCTGAGGCACTCGATTATTTCGCCAATCCCGGCAAGGTCGTCGGACATATCGCCAAGATTAAAACTATGACCCATGGGGTTAAAGACTTGCCGAGATTCCCGACCTATGTGTCACATCGCTTACCACAGGATATGTAAATGGATCAACCAACAAACTCAAACGTATCAAGCACGGAACCTGTGCATCTAATCTGTCAACTTAAAGGACCTTGGGTGTGCCTCCCGTCAGGAGAATGGTTGCAGGTGCCGAACTCGCCGCTACCGGCCTCGCCGCCAGATAACGCACCTCCACGCGGGGAATGTGCAACAGACTGGTCGGCAGCATGAAGCCCTTACCACCAGACCCTGACACATACAACGAGCAGCGGAGCATGTCTGCAGGGCTGGCCCTGCGTGCGTTGATACGGGCAACGAACGTCGATTTCGAAGACGCCCCCGCTGATCTTCTGACCAACCTGATGCACTGGTGTGACCGGCACGATAAAAGTTTCGACGCTGAATATGCTCGAGCACGGACAAGCTACCTCGCCGAAACCACCATCCCCTATACCGTCGAATCTGAGGACATAAACGATGCGCTATAAGCTCAACGAAGACGGCACTACTTGTGTCGACCCAGATACGAAGTGGCGCCCCATCGACCAGCACACCCCTATAGGTATCAGGATACTGCTGACTCACAGACCGTCGGGAATGATGCACATCGGTGTGTACCGTCCTTCCATGATCGAAGCCTACTGCACCCACTGGCGACCGCTACCCACCTTCAAGGATTAATGATGTACATGCGAGATCATCCCCCCTACATTGAAGCTGTGGCTGCCATGCACCGCCACGAGATCGAGATTGCGCTGATCACAAAGACTCTGGACGATCAGACGCTCGTGCTTGCTCGTGATGGCATACGTGCGCCTTATGTCGAACGCGTATCACTCATCGCCCAGCGTAGCGACGAGCGCTACAAACTCAAACTCTTGGCAGCAAAGGTGAGCAGGATGAAGCAGGAGCTTCATGAACTAAGGAAAGAAGAGGAAAATGATGTCTTCTGAACGGATTGAAGTTTTGAACCACGGATCAGTGGCATTACTTGAGCACATGGGGTCTGATCTCTCGATCGTCAGATCAGCGCGAGTCTCATATAACGCAGACTGGCGAGAAGGTGGTGATGACGCCAAGCTCATCGACTATTTGATGAAGCATCGCCACACTTCGCCCTTCGAATGTGTGCAGTTCACCTTTGAGGTGAAGGCTCCGATCTTTGTGTTCCGTCAGTGGCACCGTCACCGGACTTGGAGCTTTAACGAGATCAGTGCTCGATACTCAGAGCTGCCCAACGAATACTATGTTCCAGAGGTGAGCCATATCACGATGCAGAGCAAGTCGAACAAACAGATGCGCACCGACGTTGAGCATCCCGATTCGATCATGCTCCAGGATCAGATCGCCAGCCACTGTCACGACTCGTTCAGGTTGTACCACGCGATGATTGAACGCGGCTGCCCCCGCGAGCTCGCTCGTGGTGTGCTGCCGATGAACACGTTCAGCCGGATGTTTGCCACGGTTGATTTGCACAACCTGTTCCACTTCCTCAAGCTGCGGCTGCATGAGCACGCTCAGATGGAAATCCGCGTGTACGCTGAGGCCATGCTGACGTTGATCGAGCCCATCGTGCCGGTGGCGGTGGCTGCGTGGAAGAAACACAACCAGGCGTGACCCCGACGCACTCCCCACAAACCCGCCACCCGGCGGGTTTTCTACTTCTGGGCTCCTTATGCACACTTACCACTTTACCCGCGTCAGTGGGAACACGAAGTGCGGACCTATTCCCGTTACCACCGCCAGCAAATCTACCTGCCCAGTCTGCTGCCCACTCAAAGGCCAGGGCTGTTACGCCGAATACGGACCGATGGGGCTCCACTGGAACCAGTTGTCGATTGGCAACCGGGGCATCACCCTGAGCGAAGTCTGCGACAGCATCCGCAAGCTGCCCAAACACCAGCTCTGGCGATGGGGCCAGGCGGGTGACCTGCCCGGCAACGGCCACGAGATTGATGAGGCTGGTCTGAACCAGATCATCGGGGCCAACGCCAACCGCGACGGGTTCGCCTTCACGCACTACGACCCCGGCATCGGGGACAACGCGGCTGCCATCCTGGCGGCAAACACCAACGGGTTCACGGTCAACCTGTCAGCCAACAACCTGGAGCACGCTGACGCGCTGGCAGACGCAGATATAGGCCCGGTGGTCGTGGTGCTGCCCATTGGCACCACGAAGCCCCTGAAGACCCCGGCAGGGCGGCATGTGTCCATCTGCCCTGCTGCGGTGCGCGACGACGTCCAGTGCGCGTCCTGCGGCATCTGTGCGCACCCTACCAGGAAGGCGATCATTGGGTTTCCCGCCCACGGCAGCGGACAGGCAAAAGCTCAGCGGGTGTTTTTCGCGGGGAAATCTGGCCCTTAGATAATTGCACTTATCTTAGGGCCATGTGGATAACTTGGGTGTGGATATCCAGACGACCACCCCCACCCATGGGGGTGGTTGTGAATAAACTACCCCCACTCATGAGGGTGGTTGATGCCCGACCACCCCCACCCATGGGGGACTAACAAGACTTTAAGACTAACTGCATTAGAAGGCACAACCCGGTGGATAAGTTTTTTGCCTGTTTTTTAGGCAGGACATCCAAACATCCGCTTTCTAAGAGGGGGGCAAGGGGGCAGCCTCTACGTTATAGGATTGAACAGTGTTGTTGTCACCCTGGACTATCGTGATGTTGATGGTTATCTCTTTGTCGGTCGGCATGTTCCCTGTTTTTGCGAGACGCTTTAGCTGGTCAACGAAATCTCCGAACCCGACGGGGACGTACTTTCGCTCCCCTGTCTTCCATGGCGTTCCGTCTTTTTCGTCGATCTTGATTGACTCTGTGACTGAGTAACGGTTGACTCGGCCTTGGCTTCTGTCCGCCTTGATCAAATCAGCCTCCAGCAGCGTCTTCATGGCTCGCTGTACCGTGTTCACACTGACCCCCACCAATTCGCCTATACGAGCGTTTGAGGGCCATGCGTTGCCCGTCTCAAGTCCCGCGTGACTTTTGATGACGCAGTACACCGCCCATGGCACTGCGCCGATTTTTGCAATCAGGCCGGACTGTAGCGACTCGCTGACGACATGGAACCAAACGTGTTTCACGTCTTTTTCCTGCCATTGCTGATGATCCATAGTAGCTTCCTAGTTCTCTAACTTCCTAGCTCTCTACCCATCGCGCCAAGGATCAGCGCCACGATTGTCGTGTCTCGCTTGAGCGCTTCCTCTTTCCACGCCTTGCGCACCGAGGCAGGGATGGTGATGTTCAACTGTACTGCCTTGTCTTCAGGAGCGACCAGGTGTATCGGGATGTCTTTGCGCACCAGGTCAGCGATAGGTTTCGTTTTTATAGCCACCGTGCGGCCTCCAGTTCTTTGATCAGCGCGTCGATGTCAGCCTTAGCATCGGCGTTTGAGTAATCGTAAACGCTCAGCCCATCGGACAACGCTTGGGCAAACACTGTGCGGTTTCCGATGGTCGAGGTGAGCTGGTCGAATCCGTACTCGTTCCAGCCACCACCTTCGATCTCTTTGGTCAGCCTGGTGTGCTTGACGACTCGGTTCGTCAGGAACGCGACGTCGATCTTGCCGCCCAGGTCGAGCTTTGCCTGGATCATTGAAATCGTCGCAGCACACGCCCAGATGTCAGCGGCACACGGCTGGATGACAACGATGGCTACCTGGGCGACCCGAATGGCAACGGCACTCATCGACTCGGCTTTGGCCGGTGTGTCGATGATCACGATGTCTGCATTGAGTGCGTCGAGGGCAGTGAGCATCTGCGGCCTGTCCATGGCCACGACTGTCGGCAAGTTCGCACCCGCAGGGCTTGCCTCTCGCCAGTCCCTTGCTGTGCCTTGGGGATCAGCGTCCACCAGGATCACTTTTTGACCCCTGCGGTGCAGGGCAGTGGCGAGGTTCAGACTGACGGTCGTTTTTCCCGACCCGCCCTTCTCATTGAGTAGTGCGATGATTTTCATTTTAGGAACCTAGTTTGATATGGGCCTATCAGTATAGGACAATAGGTTCCTTCAACCCGCCCGGCATCAGCCGGCATTTTTCAACTCCGCAACTTAAAGGATCACTCCATGCAAATTTATCGAACCATTCACACCGATGCACTTACCAAGCACACCTCCTGGCAAGCCAGCCAGACCGAAGCCAGTAAGAAACGCGGCGAGCTCAAACGCGCTGGGTTCAAGCCCGAGACAGTGACTGTTAACATCCCAACAGCCAAAGGCCCACTGATCGAGTGGCTCAACGAGAACGTGACCTCATGAACTTCGCGGTGTTGTTCACAGTATCACGTGTGATCACGGCGGTGTACCGCACACTGCTGACCACCGTACTGCTGTACTACCTGGTCAAGCGCATCAAGGAACGACGACCGCCGAGGGACAGTCACGAGCGGTACAAGTAGGCGTATGATTGGCCTCCTGATTATTTAGGGGCTGGTTATGGTTTGGTTTTCAGACTCCAACGAGGTCGAAGAGTTCATCAGGAAAAATAAACCGCCTACAGGTAAGCGCTGGGAAGTCTACGAAGACGAGGGGTTTGTAGATGAGTTCAGCTACGAACATTCACTAAGCGTGAAGGGCGGGTACTACATCACGTGCGTGAAGGACACTGAATTTATCCCCATAAGTGCCCCACACATACAGAGCGCCGAAGACCGAAAGCGGTTTATTCAGGAGAACACTGACCCTGATGACCCAGACGGGCTGGACAAGGCCAGGGAGAAATGGCGCAAGACTTACCTCTCCGACACACCCGATGTGGACGACACCAACTACGGTGGGTGGATGGGTCCGCACGGTGGCAACCATTAGCGACATCATTCAGTCGCCGCGAATAGCCCCGAATTATTCCCGCTTCCACAGGGAATCACGTTTGCGCGGGCGCCACCTGCAGATAGTTGTCAAGCCTACTAACTACTGGATGCGCATACAGTAATTCTGGCTTTCCGAGGCTTCTTTCACCGTTTTGAGCCTTTCCAGCAAATGGCTAATTTAGCTAAAGTTTCAGCGTAATGAGTGAAATGCAAAAGTCCCTCTACAACCCCTCTATCTCTCTTTCTTACTCTTCTCCTATATTACTCTACTCTAAATTAAAGTTAGAAATTAAGTAGTATATAAAAAGATAGAGCTAATATGTTCCTATATAGGGTTTCAGAGCATCGATGTAATGACCTGTCAAACCCTTAATCCTCAAACATCACCTCTTTCGCTGACCCACCAGTGAAGACTTCCTTGTAGAGGGCATTGGCTGGCATGGCGTCAATCAGTGTAGACCCAAACTGTTTGCGCCCGCCCGCAGTCTGTAGGGCATCGCCAAGCTGCTCAATCGTAGGGCCAGACAGTGCGCCGACGCCAGTGCCGCCCCGGCCAACATCAGTGGCGACGTCCAGACCGAACTGTCCGACCCCGAGCAGCCCAGCACGTTGTACACCGTACCCAATGTAATCGGCAACGTCCCAGTTCTTCTTCCATTCCGGCGTGTCGCCACCGCCCTGCAGAATCCCCTTCACGGTGTCGGCGGCAATCATCACCGGCACGTAAGCGCCGAGCGCCATCGCTGGGGCGTAGTTACCGTGCTTGAACTCATGCACGACGCGGGTGAGGATCGTCTGCTGGAACGCGAATATGAACTGCTTCAGGTGTGCCAGTAGCGCGAAGTGTGGGTCGTTCATCCATATCGGCTTGTCTGCCGCGTTGGGCCGCAGCACCGCACCATCCACCCACTGGTTGATGGCAGCATGGACCCGTTTCTCCTGGCGCTTGGTCAGCCCGTCGTATCCGCTCAATGCGATGCGCCCGTTGGGCATCAGCTTGATGTCGCCCGGGCGGATGCCCAGTTCGCCCATCCAGCGCTCGCTGTGCGGCGACGCCGTCAGTCCGGCGTGCTTGGCCATGAAGCTCATGGCTGCCTCAGAGGCACCAACCCTGAACGCCCGGTTGAGCCCCTCGACCATGTTGTACTTGAAGAACGCGTCGTTGGCCTTCTTCATCACACCACCCACCATGCCCTGGGTGTACACGTCGCCCACGATGCTGCCCAGTATGGCCTTGTCCACGACACCCACCATCTCGGCCAGACGTGTGGCCTCATCGTTGATTGCCTTGCCGCCATACGTTTCGCGGATCGACGCCACGCCCCGCTTGAGTGTGTCGTATGCCTGCGCGAGGTTGCCGCCGCGCACCATCACGCCCAGCGGGTCGATGACCATGCTGAACGCAGCCATCGGCAGCAGCCTGATGTTCTGATACACCACGAGGTTGCCGATCAGCCTGCGTGCCGTCGGGTTGAGGGTGTCGCCCAGGGTGCCGTCAATGCCCTTGATGTACTGCTCGGCCAGCTCCAGGTGCTCCTTGGTCGCGCCCTGCTGCTTGGCCTGGTTGAACAGGGCTTCGAGCTTGGTCACGTCGGGGTCATTGGCGTTGTAGCCGAACCGGCGCTCCCACTCGGCTTTCCTGGTGGCCTGGGTGATGTATGAGGCCATCGTGCCCATCAGGTCCTTGTTCAGGAAAGGCGCCACGTCCTCAGCCTTCAGGAAGGCCAGTTCGCGCTTTTTCTTGAACTGCATGCCCGGCGAGCTGGCCTCGATGCCGAACTCGTTGCCGTCTCTGGAGGTCAGGCTCTGGAGGAAGTCTGTGACGTTGCCCTTGAACTGGCCTGAGCGCACGTATGGCTCCAGCATGTCCCTGAACGCCTGCTCGTTTTTGCTGATGTAGTGGACGTCCCAGACCCGTGGAAAGTAGTCCTTGCCCAGATTGCCAATTTTGACCCCTGCGGAGACCATATAGTCGCGTGTGACCTTCAAAATGCCCTTTACGTGATCCACCGCCAGCCTACCCTCCGCAGAAGCCGCCACAGAGCCCGATTCCAGGGCCTCCAGGGCCTCTTTGAGCGTCTCTGGTGCATACCCCCCTAGAACGTCCACCATGCCGCCCAGGCGCTTTGTGGCCTCGATCCGGGCTGCTGGGAGATATCCATGGTCCAAACCGGTCTCCAGAGCGTCTTTTTTGATCATTTTGGCCAGATCAGCCAGCGCCGGGATGCCGGTGTCGCGCAGCCGCCCCGCCCCGGTGCCGATCACCGCGTCTGCCAGGCGACCGAGCGGTTCAGTAAATGACTTGGCAGTCTCAAGAACCCTGTTTCGGCCAGGCTCCATCATGGCACGCTTCATGGCGTTGGGGGTGCCCATCGCCTGAGCGTAGGAGCCATCGTTGAAGTGCTTCATGATGTGCAGCGCCCGCTCGTCGTTGCTCCAGGTGCCCAGGACTTGACGGATGAACTTGGCGATCTTCTGGAACACTGTCGTGACCTGCGGGTTCACGTCCAGGTGGCCGGCAGCCCAGAGCTGGTACATGTAGGCAGCACGCTCCTCGGGGTCCTTGAGCTGATTCAGAACGTCGGGCTGGTTCTTGTAGAACTCCCGAATCTGCTTCATGATGTGGGGCGACCGCGCCGCAGCCTCAACGACCCGGATGATGTCGTGGGCACCAGCATCACGCAGTTGGGCGAAGAAAGCGTGCAGGCTCTCGTGGTACGCCGTGGACATCGGGTTCAGCGCGTGGACTGACAGGCGGATGATGTCGCCCGCAGACGTGCGCCGGAACTCGCCTGCGTGGGTGAACTTGGCCCAGGCCAGCTTGACCGAGTGGCCCAGGACTTTCTC